TTTAATAAATCAATTTTATAAGTAGTTCCATCACAATTTATAATAAGATGCTGACCTGAATTACCACCAGCACTCCCTGATGTTTGTCCATCTATTCTAAAACTTCCGTTCAGTTGTAGTTTTTGTCCATTATCAGTAGTTGTATTTATCAAAAGATTTCCATTATCAACCATAGTTATCAAATCAGTATCAGTTGAAGAAATTCTTTTTGAAAAATTTAACCTCCATCCAGTTCCATCACCAATATATATTTTACCTAATACTGGGGATGAAAAACCACTTGCCATCCATAAAAAAGTAGATGTTTGTGCTGGTAATGCAGTATTTCCAGTAATTACAATTCCTCCTGTTCTTGTTCCACCATTAACTTGTAATTTTTCACCATTATCAGTAGTTGTTCCAATCAAAAAATTTCCAGCAGCACTTATTCGTGCTCTTTCAGTATTGCTATTGACATTAAATGACATATAATCATTTCCATAAACTGCAGCAATAATTGATGACTTTATAACAGCATCTGCATTTACAAAATTAATCGCTGCTGATGTAACGCCAGTTTGACTTGGATTTGACAAATAAAGTACATTGGCAGTACCATTATTAACTGTTTCAGAACTTGTTAATCTGCCAAATGGTGAAATACCGATGCCTACATTTGAACTAAAATAACTTTGACCAGTTACTTGAAGTTTATGTCCATTGTCAGTAGTAGATCCCAAAAGCATATTTGCAGCAAAGTAATTTTTATCACTTGCTCCAGCTTGATAAATACCCCAACGATTAGTGAATGAGAATCCAGCACCATAATCATCAAGTGCGTTTAACAAAAGACTATATGCGTTGGTAATTGTCAATATTCCACTTGCAGCAGTTGGTCGGTAAAAACCTGTATTTTGACTTATTGCTGCGTGTGTTATTGTTCCACTATTGGTTCCCTGATATTGGAACAAATTTTGCTGACCACTCATTACTCGAATACCAGCAGCCTGTGTCATTGTAATAGTAGATCCAGCAGAACTAAAATCTATTGAATTAACTGATGCCCCACCTGATGCTACGTTTGCCTGTGCAAAAGTTGCTGATCCGGCAAATGTTTGCAAATTAAAACCAGCAATACCACCATACAATGCACCTATATTGTTAGAACTAAAACCAGCAGAATAACTAAGTGTATTAATTCCATAAGATGCTAAACTGGATGCGTTATTTGCAGCAGTTAATGTTGGAGTTGCAGCGATATAACCATAATTTGTCAATGATAGATCAGTACCAAAAATAGTAGATGCAATACCACCATTGACTTCAATATGAACAATACCACCAACATTGTAATTTGCAAGAGTTACACGATCACTTGTCCAGTACAAAGCACCTGATCCACCAGTCATTCCAGTTAGATAGTAACCATCTGCCTGAAAATCTTTTGTAGTGGTGAACTTTGTTGCACCTTCTAAAAGTGTTGAATCACCCAAAACGGATGATCCAGTCCAAATAGGCAAAGTTCCTATTGTACCTGATCCAGTTACAGTTCCAGTACCTGAACCTCCAATAAGATCCCAAGCTGAACCAGTATCTCTATAAAATTCGTATGTATCGGTTGAAATAAAAATGCGACCAACTACTCCAGCAGCTGGGCGATTGGAAAAAATATCAGAATTGAACATTGGAGTTCCCTTCTGATTTAAGATGGAAAGATCCAGTGTTATCATTATATGTAAAGTTTACGGATTACGATAAGTAAGTTTCCTGTATTAATAGGAGTTGCAAATGTTAATTGATATTGTGTAGTATCTAATTCACCCCTGTTTCCTGAAATTCTCAAAGATTGATTAGGAAGTAATGGAACATCAGCAATAACCAAATTTGTTGTACCTCCGTTTATGAAAGTAATATCGTTGCATTCAGAACCAATATTTGCAGTAGTGTAATATACCTTAGTTTCTACATAATACCTCTGATAAGGCTGACCAGTAGACTTGGAAAACTTGTTTTCCTGTTCATACATTGCCCTGTCATTTGCCCTCTTATTATATGCTAATTTCAGCTTATCAGCTGAAATTTCATCCTGAATATTTATTTGTAAATGTTTTGGATTCATTGTATTAATTTTTAGCACATATCAGGAAATTGACCAACTTTCATTGATCGTTTAGCAGCTTTTTTTTGTTTTGCAGCAGTAACCGCTTTTTTTACTACTGGTGCAACTTTTTTAACTGCCTTGCTAACTTTTTGCAATAAAGAAGGCTGCCTAAATTGTTCAGCAGTAATTTTTTCAGGTGCGGGAACTTCAATTTTATATGAAGGCTTTTTTTTCATTGATAGCAACAAAATTGCACCACCAGCTAACAGGATATAAATTAACCCTTTGTTTTTCATTTTCTACTTTTTATGTATGTTGCTACCAAATAAGCACCAATTCCATATATCAGGATCCATTTGCCATATTTTTCAATATAGAATGGAACTGATCCTTTTTGTTCTTTTGCTATCTTTTCAATCTCTTGCTTTTTTTCCTCTATTGCCTGTTTAACATCCCCTGAAAATTTAAAACTATCAGGAGTGTGCAGAACAAAATAGGGTTTATTGTTAAAATCAATAAACTGCCAATAAACTTTTCCACCTTTTTGAATATAGGAATAAACTTGTCCAACTGGGGATCCAGCAACAATAGTTCCAATTTTTACCAATGATGAATTTAAACGATCTAAATTCTTTTTGGCAAAAAGTGTTTTCCCTATAATCTTATCAGCAGTAATTTCAGGCATATTATTTTCTTAACATTTTAAGCAGAAAATTAAATTGCATTTTATCGGTTTCTGCCATTTCGCAAAGTAATTCAAGATCACTTGCTAACTGATCATCAACCAATTTCAGCCTTTCTACGGCATCATAAATGCGTTCTTCGTTGTCAATTTCGGTTTCATTTGCCATTGTTTCCGTTTTTTCTATTCCAGCTACGTGCGTAACTTTTTGTGTTGGTGCAAATAAGCTGGAAAGTTGTGAAAGAATCATTGTCTGAACTTGTGGGGATTTCATTAATCCAGCAAGGAAATTTTCTTCTTCAGGTTCTTCATCTTCATCATCTTCCTCAATTTCCTGTTGCATTTTTAATGCAGCTATTTCAGATCTCAAAGCATTAATTTCATTCATCAAATTAGGATTAATCATCCCCATTTGTTGATATGGCATTACACTTTGTGCCTTGTTCAGCTGGAATGTTATGGAGTTGAGAACTTCCGTTTTTTTACCTTTATTGCCCAAAATTTGAAGCAAATAAACATTTGTATTGTCAGGGTTAGAAAGAACTGATGCCAACGCTTCCTGCAGCTTTTCCCTACCTAAAACCTTGTCGGATCCAGTATAAGTGAAACGGCAATAGGCTTGATCAGGTTTATGACCAGCATAAACACTGTATCCAGCTTCATCATATTGATCATAATAGTTCAATATATCTTCCGCATTGTGCAGTTCAGGTTTCCAAGTTGCCATATACAATTATATTAAAGGTGAAGGAAAAGTGGATTGATTAGGCATAATAAACACCAAAACATACACTGAAATTAGATCCACTGATGGAACTATATGCAGTTGGAGTTTGGATATATGACTTTGCCCAAATAATTTGCTGACCAGCAAATGGAGTAATATCAAAGCTAAATGCAGCAGTTGCACTATTTGAAACAACCCTATTGAGTTCCAGTACAGGTATCCTGTTTACTGATTCTTTATCATTGTAATAAAGTACCAAATAAGTTGTTTTCAAGTTTGCAAGTGAAAGCAAAGCATTTCCACTCAAAACACTATTTGAAATAGTATCAGTGGTATAGCAAACAAGATTAAGCAAGGAAACAAAACGCAACTGGGGTTGATCAGGGAAGTAGAAACGAGTTCCAGTAGATGACTGCGGAACGACAACCTCAATAAATTCGTAATTCTGAACTTTGTTCATTTTTGTTTTATTTTAGAACATAAAAAATAGGGGTTCTATGTTTAACGTGGCATCCCCCTTTCCAATTCAGAAGTTAATTCCAGTTATTATCTAACAGGAGTAACATTTTGTGCCAAGATACCACGCATAATAACAACGATCCTGGGGGCAGTTGCAGCCTGGAGAGTTGAAATTGCTCCTGGAAGTTCCAAGCTGATAACGTTGTTCTTAGATCCAACCAATACAATGTTTGGCTCTACTGGATAGTAACCAAATTCAGTTGCATCGTTTTCATCAATAGTTGTTGCAGTAGATGCAGCACCTTGTTGTGTTTGTGGAACGTACAAGTGCCTGTAAAGATCCCAAGCTGGAACGATCTGCCTGTTATTTACAACAACTGACAATTTACCATTGTACAAATTATACAAAGCAGCAGCAGCACCAGCAGTGGTGAAAGCACTTGCGTTTGGATATGTATAAAGTGGGAAAGCAGTAGTTGTAGATGCCGCTGGGATAGAAACAAATACACCAATAGAACTAACTACAAACGCATCCTGAAGATTCAAGAGATTGTTTGTAGCAAAGTTTGTACCAGCACCTACACTATTAACAAGGATAGGAAGTTGGTAGGAAGTAGTTGAAGTAGACATTGCTACCTCACTGCGAAGATAAGACTGGGAAAGAACTGCCTGACCAGCAGAAAAACCAGCATTGTTTACGAGATTTTTGGCATTGTCAAAAACAAGCCTTGCTCCGTGTTGTGTTGCCATTGTTTGTTATTTTTTACAAAGTTAATTAATAAGAATATTCTTCATCCATTCCAGCAATTACGCTAAGATTGTCAGGAGTATATCCAGCAATTACGCTAAGATCATCACCAGCCATAACGCTAACAGGAATTTCCATTGCATTGTCAATAGCACCAAGAATGTTAGTTGCTTGAAGCAGTCCAAGACCACCAGCAGCTACCATACCATCACCAATTGACTTACCCAAAGAACCCTTTACAAATTTAGGAAAGAAAGCACCAATTGCCACTACTGCAGCAGACTTGATCTTTGCATCCAAGTTTGGAAGAATTTTACCACTGGAAGTCAGTACCCTTGCAGCAGCAGCACCAGCTACAAGACCAGCAGCATCCATAATAAAAGACTTACCGATTGCACCCATTCTGCGGGATTTCCTGCGACGGCTGGGGGCAGACCTTTTTTTTCTACGTGCCATTTTTTTTGTTTTTTTTTTGTTTATGTGGGAAGCTATCCCAAGACGATTAATGTATTTTATTTATAAT